CTCAAGAGCGGCAAGCCTTCTGAATCGAGTAGCAAACATTTTGGATTGGACAGGTGTGCTTGCATTGGTGGTCCCTATAGTCGTATTCGTTTTCGCCCTGTTGACCTAAACAGCCGTAACGAGGTTGTATCCTATCTTCTGAAGGAGGGTTGGGAACCTCTTGAGTGGAACTACAATGATGACGGAGAAAGAACGTCGCCTAAGCTTTCTAAGGATGATCCATTCGAAGGCGTGGAGGGCGAGGTTGGAAAGCTCGTTTCCAAACGAGTGCAGTGTAGGCATCGAAAATCTCTCGTTGAAGGCTTACTTGAGCTTGTGCGAGACGATGGCCGTATATCAAGCAGTATTGCCGGGATGGCTGTTACCGGCAGAATGCAGCACAGAAACATTGTCAACATCCCTGCCGCAAAAAGTTTCTTCGGAAAGCAACTCCGAGAAATGTTCTCCTGTCCTCCCGGAAAGGTACTTGTATCTACTGACTCCGATGGAAACCAACTAAGGCAACTAGCAGCCCGGATGAATGATCCGGCTTACATTGAGGCGTTATGTAACGGTGACAAAGACAAAGGCACGGATTTACACTCCATTAACCAGAGAGCAGCACAACTGGATAGCCGGGACGATGCAAAGACTTTCATCTACGGGTTCCTATTCGGAGCAGGTGATGCAAAGATTGGCAAGATCGTTAAGGCAGGCGCTCAGAGGGGGAAGCAACTCAAGGAGCAATTTCTTAAAGGGTTGCCGGCTCTTGGAGCGCTTCTTGAAAACCTACGAGCCGAATGGCGTAGGACAGCCAAGAAGCGAATGAACAAGCAGTACGGTAGGGTAGAGTATTACGACGGAATCATCACTGGCTTGGACGGTCGTCCTATCAAAGTCAGTTCAGAGCATCAAATCCTTGTTTATCTTCTCCAGTCAGACGAAGCAATTCAAATGTCTGCTGCGTACAACTACGCTATTGCAAAACTTAAACGAAAGTATCGTTACGGAGAACAGGTGCATGTTGTCTGTTTCTACCACGATGAATTCACGTTTGAATGCGATGAAGATATTGCAGAAGAAGTAAAGAAAATCACAGAGGACGCTATTGCTTGGGCAGGGCGTTTCTACAACATCGCTTGTCCTCACATTGGTCAGGGCAAGATTGGTAAAAACTGGTACGAGGTACATTGATGGCAAAAGTATTTGTTAGCGTTGAATTCGTTGAAGGATTGAACAAGAAAGAATATACGTATGTAGTTGATACGGTTGTTCATCATGGAATGCCCGAAGCAGGTTGGTATGCAGCGGTGGACACTCCCACTCGTGGCTATGCACTGGTGAAGGTTAAGCGTGTCCTACAAGAAGCTCCTGTTCTCGGTATCGACTATAAGCACATTGTTGCATTCATATTTGATGGTCCGTATCTGGCGCTTAAGGCAAAGCAAGCTAAAGAACATGAACGGGCTCGTGCTGTGAAGGCACGTATCGCCAAGCTTGGTGTTAAAGAGCTTGAAGAACTTCTTGCCATTTATGAGGACGCATGACAAACAAAGAATTGATTGAGAAGCTTAAGAAGCTTCCACAAGATGTTGAGGTATTCGTGCTATGCAGTGATTCAACACCTGTTAGCGCAATGTACGACCATGAAGAAAACTATATCGTAATCGAATAAGGAAAAATAATAAATATGGGTTTGAACGCATCGAAGGTCAAAGGCGGTAACGCAAATAAAGTAGAACAGCCGTTGATGGAAGCAGGCACTTATCCTGCACGTTTGGTACAAGTGATTGACTTTGGCCTTCAGCCGCAGCGAGCTTTCAAGGGTGAATCGAAACCTCCTGCACACGAAATCTCCACCACGTATGAATTCGTTGATTGCTTCATGGTGGATGAGAAGGGTAACGATATTGAAGATAAGCCACGTTGGGTGAGTGAGACATTCCCTCTCCGTAACATCATGGCTGAGCTTGCAACGAGTACGAAGCGAGCTAAGGCACTCGATCCTGAAGGTGTTCATAACGGTGACTGGCCTGCAATGCTTGGTAGTCCGGTGAACGTAACTGTGGTGATTAATGAAAGCAAGGGGAAGTTCTATACGAACATTGCTTCCACTGCCACCATGCGTGCCAAGGATGCTGCCAAGTGTCCTGAACTGAAGAACGATACCAAGTTCTTTGATTTGAGCGATCCTGATATTGAAGTGTTTAACAGCCTTCCTGAATGGATTCGCGAGAAGATTAAGGGGAATCTGAATTTTGCAGGCAGCAAGCTTGAAGCTCTCCTCGGGGGTGATGCCGTACCACGAGTGGAAAAGAAGGAAGAAGCTAAGGAAGCAGATGCTAAAGCAGAGGCTCCACCGGCTGAAGCTGGAGAGGAAGATGCGCCGTGGTGAAATTGATCCCGCTGTGTGACGGGGATATTTTTCAGTATGAATGTGGGTTCGCGGCAGAGACTTCGTGGAAACATAAGATGGAGCGGGAGGAGCCGGAGTGGTTCCTCTCCAATCCTCCCCCATTCGATATCGTCAGAGAAATCATAGACCAGCGAATCGAGCATATCTTGTACGCATCTGGTGCAACTGAGCAACCAGTTTTCTTCTTTACCGGAAAGAAGAATTTCCGTAATGAAATCGCCAAGCGTACGCCATACAAGCAACGTTCTGGAACTAAACCATACCATTATAAGAATATCAAGGCATACCTTCAAGGGATATTTGAGTGGCATCAAGAAGATGGATTAGAAGCTGATGATCTCATGGCAATTAGGCATTTTGCCTCTGACAAAACAACAATCATCTGCTCCCGTGACAAGGACATGTACCAACTCCACGGACACTCCTTCTCTTGGGAGCTTGGAAACTCCCCACAGTTTGGACCCGAATACATTAGCGGATACGGACGACTTCATCTATCTGATGACAGGAAGAAGCTTAAAGGAGTGGGACCAAAGTTCTTCCTAGCACAATGCCTAATGGGCGATCCAGTAGACAGCGTTCCGGGAGTTCCTAGGTGTGGACCAAAGAAGGCATTTGATATTTTAAATGTAACCTCTTGTTATAAAGAGGGACTTTCCAAAGTAAATGAATTGTACGAGACAGTTTTCCGAGACAGATGGGAAGAAGAACTACTGGAGCAGGGGCAACTTCTCTGGCTTGTACGGGAGCTGGACGAAAACAATAAACCTATACTTTGGAATACATCAGATGCTTTCACAGAAAAGATTGAGAGAAGTTGTATCGTTTAATGAAGATACAGGGGAGTTTCACTACGTAGTTAGTGGAGAACGTGCTGGTAGGGACTTAGATGGATATGTTCGCATTGATATTGATGGCTCAGGATTCCAAGCCCACCGACTTGCTTGGTTTTGGATGTATGGTTATTTCCCACAGACAGATATCGACCATATTGATAAATGCCGCTCCAACAATCGACCTAGCAACCTGCGGCTTGCTACACGTTCGCAAAACATGCTGAATATTTCAGCACACAAAGACAGCGCTACAGGGATCAAAAATGTCTCCTTCCGAAAAGACACAGGGAAATACTCCGTCCGACTCAGCATCAATGGCAAATACAAAGTCATTGGCTCTTTCACGGATATTGAAACGGCTTCGAGAGCGGCCACCGAAGCTCGTATGAAATACCACGGTGAATATGCGCGACACGTATAACGGAGGTTTATGGACGGAGGCCCGGTTCCACTCATTTGTCAAATCGGCGCTGAGAGCGGCAAGCAGGAAATGGCCGCCAAAATACCAAACCATCAACGATGCATATGTCGGAACCCAAATCAATGCATCAAGTGGTCGCCTAGCAAAGCACTTCCGGTGTGCCGCTTGTGCAGGCTTATTCACCAGCACGAATATTCAGGTTGACCACATCAACGCTATCATCGATCCGAAAGTTGGCTTCACCAATTGGGACGATGTTGTTAGCGCGATGTTCTGTGAAAAAGAAAATCTTCAAGTTCTTTGTAAAGCATGCCACAAGATTAAGACGGCAGAAGAACGAAAACTAAAAAAGGAATCAAAGAATGGATAACTACAAAGGCTTCTCCCTGTTCAACGATGTTGAAGATGAATCACTTCAGGCATTCAATCGTGGCCGTGTAATGGCTAACATCTTCCAAGACCATATGCGGGATGGCCGTGTGAACATCAAAGGCTCTGCGCTCGTTCTAGGCTATTTCAAAGAGATTCCTGAAGCTGAACGTCTGCCTGCTCAGATGCAATTCAAGAGCTTGATGGAGAAGGAAGGCTTTGCATTGGTGGCTCGATAATGGCAGCAATAACTGAGAGAGATTGGGTGGTGCGGAACGGGGATGTTCCTACTCCCCCTATTGAATTCAACAATCAGCCCGCACCGAAGCAGGATAACAATTACCCCGATGTTTGGGAGCTTGTTATCGATGACATGCAGCGTCGCAACAAATTCGGTAAAGAAAAGTACGGAGTCGGATTGAAGCCGTTCAATGGGCGTAACGCTTTGGTGGACGCATATGAAGAAGCTCTTGATCTATGTGTTTACCTGCGGACGGCAATCTATGAAACTGAGTGAGATTAATGTTGAATACCTTGGTGGGTACGGATGCGACACAACAGTTGTTAATGCAGCACGAGTTAGCTTCGCTAAGACAGCAGATGTTCTTGGAGCAGGTGATGTACGGCTCATCCACTATCTCGCTCAGCACAAGCACCACTCGCCGTTCAATCACGCCTTTCTTTCGTTCCGTGTTTCAGCACCTATATTCGTTGCCCGTCAACTCGTCAAACACAAGTTCCTTCCGTGGAATGAGGTTTCTCGACGATACGTGGATTCCGAACCAGAAATCTACTTCCGTAAGTTCCACGGTAGAGCAGCCAATGTTAAGCAAGGTTGCGACGAAACAGCG